CGTTCCGATACTGTTGGGGACTAAAAACGCTATGCGATCTATTGCCGCCCGAAGGTTGACTAGGTTTTGATCAAACTCGGCAGCGGTGAGCGGACCGCCCTTGTTTACATCGCCGCCGGTTGATTCGGCAGGCGGGGTGGCTGATACGGTGATTATTTTTGTGGACATGGCTGCTCCTTAGTGTGATGAGCTGACAACAGGGAATATCAGCGTTTTGGTGTCCTGCTCGTCGTGTTGATAGTTTGGATCGCCGCAGCCTGATAGCGCGGCCAGCGTGATGACTGCCAGAATCAGCTTAATCATTGTGCACCTACCTTTTGCCAGGTTGTCCCGCCCAGGCAAATATATAATATTCCTGTTGCAGTAACCCATAAAGCGCCCGTGTCGGCAGATATTGTGGGGGCACTAGTAGACTCGTTAGGCACCAATCTTATAGCCCCCCTGCCTGGAGTTGTACTGCCGCCACCAGTTTCGAAAGTGCCGCCATATTCAAATCTGCTGTAACCATACACCCCGCTTTTTTGAGATGATGATCCACGCACCCCTGTTGACGCAATGGATGTGCCCACAACTCCATAATTAAGGGCTGACTTGCCTTGGATGCCGACCATATCACTGGCGGTGTCTGGGTCCACCGAGTAACCACCGGGTAAAAAGACCACCCCTGTGGCATCATCACCGGCCGATATTATCGATGTGTATTTTTCAAACCCCGTCGTTGCCTTTGTACCGAACTGCGCTATTTCTACATAAGTTCCACCAGATTGACGATTTAGCCCTATGAATGTTTGTCTGTTGGTGGCAGCGTCGATGACTATCCTGTCTGAGTTGGCGCTTGCAGTGGTCTGGAATGTGCGCCCAGTAAAAGTGCCAGCCGTCACCTGATCTGCCGTCAGTGTGCCCGTATAAATCCCGTTTTCGTCGATGTAGGTGGTATTGGGCCTGTCACTCACATTGCTCCAGCTGATGTAGGCGTTGGGCCCCATGGCCACGTTTTCGCCTACGGTCAGTTGGTTGGCGGCCAGGTGCCGGGCCAGTATGGTGCCATCAACGATCAGCTCGCCGTTGATGCCTACGGTCTGCGTGCCGTTGACCATGCCGGTGGTAAACACGGCCTTGGTATCTTCCGGCGCATCGGGGTTGGCTATCTTGAAGACGTTGGTATAGAAGGCGATCTCGCTGACATCGGGCTGCAGCCAGCCCATGACCATGCCTGCCACCCGGCCGTTTTTGTCGAGGCTTAAGGATATCCGGTCACGGGCATACATGGCGATGGTGTCGCCAAAAGTCACATGCTGGCGGTAGTTGGCAGTCACGCCCGGTTCCGTTACGCCGTCGGCCAGTACCATGCTGGCGGTATCAAGCAGATCGATGATGCCGCTGGTGCCGGCCAGGTACTGGATAAGCGCGTCGTTGGTTACGTCGCTATTCAGTAGTTTGATGACATCGGACGGATCGGCGATGGTGCTGGCCTGTACTCCGCCGGTGGCGGAAAGCGGATACCAGGCTGACGGCTCATCCCACTTGTTGCGGGTGCGGGCCCAGTAGTAACGGGTGGCGGCATTGCCCAGTGCTTCGTGGTTAAAAGCTCCGTCGCGGGTGATGCCCACCTGCACCGCCGTTGCGCGGTCGTTGCCGGTGGCGGCCCACACCTCGCAGTAGTCGATATCAGCCGTGGTGGCGTGGGCTATCTGCAGGGCTATACCAAACATGATGGGTGAGGCGGTGATGGCAGTTGGCGCGGCTGCGGCAGGCACCACCACCGAGGCGGACGCGGCCAGATCGGATGGATTTTGCGAAGTGTTGATGGCCTTAATCCAGAATATCAGCGTGCCGCTGGCGGTGGGCTGGTAGGTCCAGGTATTGCCGGTGGTACGGCCGATCTCGGTTGCGGTGTCCCAATCAGCCCCCAGCCTGATCACGTATTCCAGCCGATCGATATCGGCGGTGTGGGTCCAGTTGAGTTTTACCACTGGCAGGGCCAACACGGCGGTGAAGCCGCCTACGTTGGCCGGGGCTGCGGTGTTGCCGTATGCGTTTATAATAACCGATGGGCACAGGTTATCAGTCAACTTTCCACCTGCACGGTCTATGGACACCGCCTTAATGATATACGTCTGCAGGGCGTCGCTTTTGAACAGTATTTCTGACCCTGTTTCAGATTCACCGACCTTGGTCCACAAGCCAGAACCAAGCACCCATATTTCGGCCATCTTCCAGTTGGTAGTGTCAACAGGTGGGGTAAATGTCACCACCACATATTCATCAGCCCCACCGTCATGGCGTTTTATTATGCGTTCAGCGGCTGCAAGGTTGGTTACCGGCGGCAAATTCGGGGCGCTATAATTAATTGTAGGCGATACAGGATCGAAAGAATCTGCGTTGTAAACAGTGGCGTTGTAATCGGTGAGGGTGATCTTGCGTTTCAGGTCTCCGGCAGGGTCGATACCAACCACGCGCATGGGCTTAACCACCAGGCTGGTTTCACCAAAGGCATACACGTCGTACTGTTCCGGCACGGTGGCAAACGGGGTGGATACTGTCAAGGTGGTGTAGCTGCCGGGTGCGTCAACGATGGTGCGCTCAACCAATGTGCCATCCAGCAGCCTGATCATCACGGCGTAGGTCTTGCCGCTCTCTATGGTCACTTCCTGGTCGATGGTGATGCTGTTGCTGGTGGCCGATACCAGCCGTCCGCCTTCGCCCCACATCGGCACGTCATGCTGCACGTTGATAACGTCGCCCAGGGTAAAGGCGATGCTGTCGGTGTCCATCTGCACGGTGACAACGCGGGTCAGGTTCTGCGTGGTGGCCAGGTAGTAGCGGCAGTGTCGCCATACCTCGCTGGGCTTGATAACCCCTTGCAGCGGCAGGCTGGCGCTGCCCCACTCCGCCGGGGCATCGGGGTTGATAACAGTGAACTTGTCCCGAGCCAGGTCTTTATCCAGGTTGAGAAAGTCGGCCTCGATGCTACCGGCCCGGTTCTCCATGGAAAGGAATGATTCCTCGAAAGAATCAAGGCCGATGTTGCCCACCGTGATTAGCGCCACCGGATCGGCAGGCTTATCAATGGCAATGGTAATGGTGGTGCCGCGCCAGTAGGGGGTGGCCCGGCCTATTTTGGCAACCGACAGGGCGGCATCCCACATGCTCTGTGCGGCGTCAAAACTGCCGTTGTAGGTCAGCCGCTTTTCTGTCCCGCCATTGCCGTCCGGCACCAGATCGTCGCAATACTGCGCCCATTCATACCAGCGGGTAAGGTCGAGGTTGGCCGGATCATGGGCGGCGTATTCCAGCACGTTCAGGCTGGCATCAAATACCGGCTGGGTGAGGATATCAAAACATATCCAGGCCGGGTTGCTGGTGGCGGCCACGCTCCAGGTGCTGCCGTTATAGACCCGACACAGCTTGCCGGTGGTGCGGCACTCAAAGGAGAAGCTGCCTGAAAGCTGATCGGTGGCCAATGCCCGTAGGCCGATCAACGCCTCACCAGGATAGGTGAAATCATCCTGCACCACTTCACGCACGGCGGTCAGGTAGAAATCATCGCCGTAGCGGGTGTCGGTCTGATCTTCGGTAAGCCTGGTGATACGCACGTCATAGACGCCAGCAGCCAAGTCCCACGCCTTATAGGTATAGGTGACAGCGCCGGTGCTGGCTGCGGTGGCTATGGCGTAGTCATGTACCGCCGAAACTATCTTTATTTCGCTGCCGAACCACTGCCAGGTGGCGTATTTGTTGTGTTTTTCGCCAACATAATGGGTGTTAGGGTCGGTGCCGCCGGTTGCCACCTCACTCCAATAGTATTCGGTGCTGACGTACTGATCGTTCTGCAAAAGCTCCCATCTGCCAGCCGACCAGTACCCACCGGCTGATGTGTTGTATTGATAGGGTGTTTGTGTCAGCACTGTCCACGCTGCATCACCCTGCTTTTTGATCTCCACGCTAAAGTTGACGCTGAAGTTTTGCAGCTTGCCGTAGTCATCATAGTAGTACAGGCCATTCGGGAAGCCTACCTCGATCTCCAGCCCGTCAAAGCTGCTGCCGATGGTGGAGTAGGTAACCGGTGTGCCATATACCACCTTAGTACCCAGCGGATATTCCACCCTAGTGTCGCCAAAGTTGGGGATGGTCTCCTGCGTGAGATGGCCAAGGCGGGTGTGCAGCTCTATCCCCCGGTAGTTGCCGTAGGGCTGGCCATTGATTTTGAAATCGCTCAGGCCAGACAGCACACCGGCACCGATGGAGATAAGGGCGTTCAGGTAGACATCCTTACCGATGGTCTCACGGTAGACGCCGATCACGTTACCATGCAGCTTGCAGGTGCCGTAGTGCCA